TTTGCTCGTTTTGTATAAAAACTCTCTCGACCGGATTTGAACCGGTGACTTCGCGATTAACAGTCGCACACTCTAACCAACTGAGTTACGAGAGAAATGGGGTGTGGGGTCGCGCAACCAAGGATCGAACTCGGGACAATTGGAGTTTAGAAACTACGTGAATAGTTATAATAATTTATTTAAATTACAATCCAATGCTCTACCAACTGAGCTATCGCACGGGTGATGCCGGCAGGATTTGAACCTGCGCCCTTTCGGACCAGAGCCTTAATCTGGCGCCTTAGACCACTCGGCCACGGCATCGTTACCAGCTACTGCTAGGATTTGAACCTAGGTGATTGGATTCAAAGTCCAAGATACTAACCACTATATGACAGTAGCTTCCCCATATTTATTTTGTTTGTATCTTTTAAGTATGTTAATTGTACTATTAACTATTTTAATACTCTTAGTATTAATTATTTTTAAACGGGTCAATAAAAAACAAATCGGGTTTAAGTGTTTTCTCATTACTATACCTACATCTTCCAGGAGACGTAAAAACTTCCTAGGAAACCACGATTCGTCTATACCACTAGAAATCATATACAGTAAAGATACAAAAATACCAACAAATGCAATAAAATACAAATCACTTATTGAAAAAAGACACTATAACGAAGCGTTACGATTACATTATAACAATAACCATAAAAGACCCGACATAACGTATTTCAATTTAGGTGCAATAGGATGTTATATGGGACACATGGAATTTTATAGACGATGTTTCGAACAGGGTCTTAAATATGCCGTTGTTTTCGAAGATAATGTAATTGTAAAAAACAAACAGTTTTATTACGAAATACAAAAGGTCATAGACACGAAAAAGGATAATTTCGAAATGTGTTTTTTCCACTGTTTATCGAGATATATCGATACGAGTGTTCCTATTGTAAACGGCATTGAGCGCGTTAAATGGATATCGAGCTGTAAATGTTATCTCATACACGTCGAAAATATGAAAAAATACTACAAAGACTTCTTCCCTATAGATAATCACGTCGATATGAAACACGAAGATCTTATCGCAAATGGTGCGCGTATTTACTATAAAGATTTACGAAAATACATCAAAATAGATCGTTCTGGTCCAAGTACCATTGGTCACAGCGATTGGAAACGTAAAGAGTTCTTTTCTAGACAATACCCAACAAAAACAACAAAAGTTCTCACATATGGATACTAAATTAAGGCCATGGTATATCCTGAGGTCTAAACCGACACCCAATTTTTAAAAAGGTAACAAACTCTTTAAATTCTGGTTCGGGGTTTTCAACATACATAAGCGAATCAAGTATTACACCGACAAACTTATTATACTTTTTATGTGGGCCATTGTGTGTTAATCTATTCTCGCGTAAATTACCAATTTCACGCGGCATCATAATTATATTATCACCCGCTTGTAAATCATATTTTACACGATCAATTAACGGGTGGTGTCTAAACTGTACCGGTATAACGTGATGATCTTCGACATTACGAATATTGAAACGAAGTTTAAAGTTTTTTCGTAACAGTGACCCGTATCTCATACTGTAGTCTGGGAATAGATTTAAACCTACACGCATCATTGAATCTTCGAGTTCATCCACTTCATCCCATGCAGTGAAACACTCGTCCGTCGACGAGTCTGCACATTTTTCTTTCGCTTCTGCAATAGCTTCTGCGAACCTATACTGAAGACGAGTATTCTCGACCGTTTCGGACGTTATGTTTATTTTTTTCGAATACATACTTTCGAAAACATTCTTACGTATTTGGTGCCTTTTATTTTCGGGTGATGGTTGGGGTGTAGATAACGATAAAACTCTATTCATTTAATTTTTAACGTGCTAAATCTTTAACACGTTAGAAATTAATATAAATTTACTTATTTTTTACTTTTAGTATATGGTTTAAGAGATTTTTGTTGTTGTGCGTACGTCTTAGGAGATTGATTTTTCATAGGTGTAATTTCTTTAATTTGAAAATTTTTAGCCCACGTAACTTTTTTCGGTTTTGTTAGCCTTGATTTTGTTGGATTTTTCTTTTTAGGCGCACATGGACATTTTCCAGAACTCCCACCTGGTACGCCTATATTTAAGGGTTTAAAAATTCGAGACTTCGTTGGGTTTTTCTTTTTAGGCGCACTCGGCATTTTTAGTATAAACTATTATTTTTTTAGGATGATCCTAGCGGGGGTCGAACCCGCGACCTCGGCGTTGCGTATGTGACGATAAAGTCACTTAGGTATACCTAGTAATGTATAAGCACCGCGCTCTAACCAATTGAGCTATAGGATCCCACTTATACATCAACCATAAACTTTAAGCCAAATACAACTTTTACTAACCGTAAAACGTACTCTTTGTATTCAATCATTTATACTATTCTAGTACTTATTACCTTTATGTAACTTTCTATCTAATTGGATATGATTGTAAATCGCATTGTGAAATATCCGTACTCGTTTTCCTAGCCAACTCTAAATCGGGTGTATTTGGTCTGGATTTAGCTAACCATTTAACAATTTTACGTTTATTACATTCACTATCCGTACCTCCACTTAAATTCGTACCTATTACGTTCAAACCGTTACACACATCGGGTTTATTCTCTTTATTAGGAAACGCCGTATTAAAAGCATCTATGGAATTCGGTGGAATATCCGGAGAATCGTCCAAAAGTCTATCGTATTCTTGCCTACACTTAGCCACGAATTCGTTCACGTCACCTCTGTGTTCAGTTTCAAGTGATAATTCCATCTCGATATTCCTATAAAACTTAGACCATTGAATACACATAGAGGAGTGTGTTTCCATCATCTTTGAACTATTATTAAACTTAGAAACAGATGTTAGTATTCCTGCAAGTACGTTTAAAAACGCAAAAAAGTATTGAATTGCTATTATCTGTTGTTTTTTTGAATCAGACATACTTTCATCGTTTGGACTCAAAACTGCAAAACCACCAACACCTGTTATACTAGAAATAATTATACACGGATACGATAACCAATCGTTCTGTTTCTTGTAAAACATACGTGAATAGTTATGTAACCATCTATAGCCTGCGGCTTTTTCGGCCCATCCTATAAGGAGTTTTTCCTGTTTTGGACACCAGTGATGTTGTTCTGGTATAGTAACTCCCATTACTATTTCTTAGAAAATAAGTATGCACAATCTCTAGCTAATGTATCAACACGCTCATTGTTTATATTTCCGTTATGTGCCTTGACCCATTTAATATCAACGATATCGAATTTACGCATTAATTCAATCATTTTTACCCATTCTTCTTTATTTTTTACATCACCACCTGATGAAGTTTTCCAACCATTACGTTCCCAATTCTTAGACCATTCTGTTAAACCCATACGCACGTAATTACTATCAGTAAAAACGCGAATGGATGTAATTCCAAGTTCCAAACACTTTTCTAAAACTTTTATTATCGCCGTCATTTCCATTACATTATTGGTTGTAATATCTTTACCCCCAAAATTTTCAATTTTAGGATCTTTATTAATAAGGTACGCCCAACCACCCGGCCCGGGATTACCTAAACAACTTCCGTCTGTATATGCTTCAATCATTTATACTATACATAGGTTTAAACTTTATACTTCAATAATTTGTTCTCGTTCTCGTGGGAAACACTTATAATAACATTTACAAACTGGTTCTAATAAATAATACATACACCAAATAGTTCCAAAAACTATTAAAAATATATAAACACCCCCCATTAACCTAAGATATACTTAAAATTTTAAGTATTTATAATATAAAACATGTTTCACCAAGATTGGGAAGAAATTACTATACATGGTAAAAATGTTAAAAAGGAAAAAGAAAAAGAAAAATACGTCAAGTTCATGGGTCAGGAAATCAAATTACCTAAAAGGAGTCAGTATTCAGGTAAAACACCTGATCAGAAACTTGATGAAGCCGTATTAGGTGGTACGCACAAAAAAGTAAGTAAAGAAACGGGTTTAACTATCCAAAGGGCACGTGTCGCAAAAAAGTATACGCAGAAAGAACTTGCAAATCTCATAAACGTATCAACAGATATCATCTCTTCATACGAATTAGGTAAATCTATACCAGACCATAAAATCATGCAAAAACTACGCCGAGTTTTATGTGTTAAACTATAGTATATAACAGAACCATGTTAATGTGGAAAGAAACTGCTAAAAAAATTCAAAATGCGCGTATTGAAAAAAACCATACACAAGTCGAACTTGCACATAGAATAAACGAACCCTTAGAGGTTATAGCCGAGTGCGAATCAGGTAAAAAGGAACAAAATTGGTACGTTCTTGAAAAAATCGAAAAATATCTTAAAATTAAACTTTAAAATTTGTTCTAAATTTTAAAATCTAAATCATTTATTTATTTTTTAAATTTTATTTTTTTACTAAACTCAATAAACTAAGAAATGCTTAGTTGGAGAAGGCGAGGCCACCCATACCGGATTGCACACGGAGAACGTTGTAGTTGACCGCGAACATTTGGAGGGCGAGAGACCCGAGGTCACCCTTGGCACCGCAAGTAAGCGACATTTGCGCGTTGTCGATTCTGGAGAAGTTGCACGTACCAGTTGGTTGGTGTTCTTCTGGCTTGAGCGCGAAGGAGTACGAGTAGACACCCGCGCATGGCGAACCGGAGTGGTGGGCAAATGGTTGCACTTGGTTAAAGTACTTACCGGATTGCTCCTTGAATCTGTCTTGACCGTTGAGGACCAACTTGGCAGTCGAAAGCGCACCAACGGTTTCTTCGACGTAATCCACAGAGCCGGCATCTGGGCCTCTGAGGAACATTGGGGCACCGGATTGGGACGTACCGATGGCAACGTTAGCAACACCCGCGCCCGCACCAGAGCTGACGACAACATCACCGTTATCGGTCGCGGTACCAAGGTTCCACAAGTTGTGACCAGTGGAGGTACCGTCAGTGACACACCAGACCAATTCCTTGACTGGGTGGTTGTAGGACAATCTGACTTGCTTAGTACCAGACGCCTCCAAGGAATCAGTACCAGTGTGCTGAACTTGCTCGATCAAGTATTCGTGACCCTTTTGCGCGAATCGTCTGCGCTCTTCAGTGTCGAGGTACATGTAGTTACCCCACACCTTCAAGCCAGTCACGTACGTGTCAAACTCAGAGGACAAGTCAATGTCGATTCTGACTTCGTGGTATTGCAAAGCAATCAATGGCAAGGCCAATCCTGGGTTGCGGTTGAAGAAGAAGATGAGTGGCAAGTAAACTTGCTTGGTACTAGCATGGACTGGGTTAGTCGTCATCTTAGCGTAATTGAGCTTGGACCCTTCGGCCAAGTACAATTCAGAGTACAATCTCCACCATCTTTGGTAGTGCTTGTCGATTCTTTGACCACCAATGGA